GCCGAGGGTACTGCCGTATATTCGCAGTTACGCGAGCGGCATGGAGCCGGGTTTAAAACGCAGTGGGTAGCGGTTTGCCGCATGTTCGGATTTGATCCGGCCACTACGGCCTCTATTTACGCGACGGCGGTCTCCGTTGAGACTTCTATCGAAGGCAGAACGCCCCGCCGGACGCTCCCGGATGCCCCACCCCGCCCGTTGGAAGCGGAACTTACCACTAAACCAAGGAGTAAAAAGCATGAGTAATTATGGCGCCACGATGGAAATTCAGGAACCTTGGCAGGAGGCAGGGTCTATCGCCGCCGCCGTAACAACCCCAGCTGCCGGAGCCCGCGACGCCGCGACGGTAGAAGCCCTGTCGAACGTCGTGATTTACCAGGTCGAGCAGGGGATGCCGGGCTTCGAGGCCCGATTCCGCACGGATACGGCGAATAACGGCTCAATAGTATTCGACGTGCTCCGGGCCAGGGATCATCGGCTGGGCCAGGATCACTACACACGAGCGGGTACGCTGACACTCACAGTCGGCCAGCAGGCTGCCGATACTGGGTACGTATTCGTTGATACTGCTGTGGTTAGCAACGACGCTACCGACCAGGAGATCGTGGCGATTTCTCCCGCGAACGATTACGTCGCGTCGGTGTTGTTTAATACCTGCGGGTATGGTCGATATGTGTTTGTCGCTACTACACTTACGGCTGAAAAAACCGTAGATGTAGATATTGCCCGGCTGACGAATCGGCACGATCCTCTGAAGAGCTAGCGTAGGAGGCGGCTGTGGTAGGCGTAAAAATGTATTTAGAGTGCCACAATTGCGGATATAGAAAGCTGTTTCACCCGCTCACTATAGATGGTGTTATGGTGTCGCAGGAGTTCCAGTGTCTGGAATGCCTGGCGCCATTGGCCCAAGTAGCCGAACCAGAGGATTGTGATGAGCCGCCCAAGCCCGAATAAACTGTTGTCTGATTACCTGAAATCGGTAGGCGAAGAGCGGTCCGAGACCGTCGTGATAAACGGTGAGAAACGTACCGTGAGCAAAGCCGAGGCGGTGGCTAGGATGCTGTACCAGCAGGCTACCGGCGGGGTATTCGAGACCATAGACCCGAAGACCGGTGAGGTTATTCAGATTTATATTAAGCCGGTAGTCGCCGCCGCGAAGCTAGTGCGTGAGTTCACAGAGGGGAAGGCTGGGGCCAGCGTAGCCGAGGACCCGAACCCGAAGCAGAAGGCTGGGCGATATGGTGCGGATACCCGGAAGCGGCTCGAAGAAGCCCTACAGCAGGCTGATGCTAAAGCCACGAAGAAGATTCCCGCGAGGCCGAAATTAGCGTGAAGACCGTTCATATAAAACCCGAACTGGCAGAGCCTTTCCCGGATATTCCAGATATGTGGGTCGATCCGGTTACCGGACTATCCGTGCCAAAGCGGCTGCGGGCGAATATCGAGTGGCGTATCGCATTGCAGAAGAAGGCCGAGAAGGACCCTGGTCTCCAGAAGGATCTGCTAGCGGCATGTGCGGCATCCCAGTTGTATTGGGTGAACGCTTTTGCGATGACTTGGCACCAGTTTGACGTGGACCCGGAAGGCAACCGTATCGAAGCGAAGTACCCGAATCAGCCGATGATTACATGGCCTATTCAAGACAAACTGCTGCTGACGTTTGAAGAGTGCGTAGAAAACGGCGAGGATATACTGATCGATAAGGCCCGTGACATGGGCGCGTCCTGGTGCTGCCTCGATTTTCTGCACTGGAATATGTTGTTCGTGCCGGATACCGATATTCTTGAAGTGTCACGTAACGAAGATTACGTCGACAAGACTGGGAATATGAAAGCCCTGTTTCAGCGGCACGATTTTATCAATCAGCAGCTTCCCGAGTGGATGCGCCCGCCCGACTGCCATCCTGGGCAGAAGAACCGCCAGCGGCTGCACTGGTATAATCCAGTGATAAACACCACCTTGGACGGTGAATCGACTACAGGGGTGGTCGCTGTCGGGGACCGTCGTAAATTGATGCTGGTTGATGAGTTCGGCCTGCATCAGCACGGAAAATCGGTACGTGTCAAGTCTCGCGACGCGGCCTTGGTCAGGATTATCAATTCGACCTCGCAACCCGGCTCCGAGTATAACAAGTGGCGGCGGGATAAGACGATAAAGGTCTTCGTCATGCCCTACTGGGAACACCCGGAAAAGGGCTTTGGCCGGTACATAAAACAAGAGAAAGACGGGAAATATAAGGTACGGTCCCCGTGGTACGATAAGGAAGAGACTATTCGCGGCCCCGCATACATGGCGACCGAAGTAGACCGCGAGGACCTAGAGCCGGGTATTTCGTTCTTCAAGCCGGAGAGTATTGAGCTACACAAGGCGATGTTTGGCCGGGCTCCGTCGCATGTGTACGACGTGCAGTTTAAACGTGACCTGGGGTACGACGAAGTTCGCCAGATCATAAAGGACCACGACCTGGGGGCGGTTCGGGCTTTGGCTAGTACGCGAGGTCCGTTACGGCTGTGGTGCCCGCTGATTAACGGGCGCCCGGATCAGACGAAGCACTACATATTCGGCATTGACGTGTCGAAAGGTATGGGGGCGTCTAACTCGGTGATCTCGATTAAATGTATCGAGACTGGTGAGAAGATCGGTGAATGGGCCAGCGCCTTGTACCCGTCATATGAGTTCGCCCCAATAATCGTGGCGGCATCGCTGTGGGTCGGCGGGGCGAAGGCCGGCAAGGCATCCCTCGGCGGCCTGCCGTATCTACGCTGGGAAGATAACGGTCCTGGGTGGGACTTGGGTAGGATTATGGTTAAGAAGTATTTCTACCCGAACTACGCTACCCACGAGACCGTTGGCAAGGTAACAACCCGCAAGCAGAGTGGGTATGGGTACCATGCCAGCACTCGGGCGAAGTTCGAGATAATGTCGGCCTATGCCTCGGCCCTTGATCGCGGGGAGTTTATCAACCGCTCGATAGAAGCTCTTGATGAGGCTCTTGATTATGTGAACCTGCCGAATGGCGGCGTAGGGCCGTCGCGGTTTATCCAGGAAAGCTCTACAGCGCGGGCGACGCACGGCGATAGGGTAATTGCTGACGCCCTGACTATTGAGGATAACTGCTTGCCAGCTAAGCCGGAGAAGCAGAAGCCGCAGATACCGGTGAATAGCGCTGGGTATAGGTTTACCCAGGCGATACGAGCCAAGCGCAAACATGACGCCGAAATGCGCGGGCGCCGAGAGTTTAATTTTACGAGGTAGTGATGCAAGAATACGTAGATCCAGGAAAGGTCCAGGAGATAGTACGTTTAGGGTTCGTTAGGATGACGCGGTTTTGTAAGGTCCGCGCTATGCTGTTTAAATCCTACGTGTCTCACTATTACTACGAGAACTACGGCATCGAAGGCTCTGAGCCTATCAACCTGGTGTTCAATACGATCCGGTCCTTTGTACCGAATTTGGTTATGCAGCATCCAGTCACGCAGGTGTCTACCAGGTTCGTGCAGCAGCGGCAATCAGCGGAACTACTCGGACTCGCGCTTGACGAAGACGCGAAAGTTACCGGCATGAAGCAAGAGCTTAGGGCCTGGGTGACGAATGCGATGTTTGGCTGGGGCATGATGAAGGTCGGCGTGGCGGCCAAGGGCGATCTCGTCCAAATCGATAATATCCTGATCGATCCCGGCCAGGTGTACGCGACGAATGTTCCCCTATGGGATTGGGGGTTTGATCCCGCCTGCACGGACATAAACAAGGCGAAGCTGCTGTTCCACCGGACTACGCTCCCGCGTCAGTGGCTGCTTGATACGGAGGGCTACAATCACGATCTGGTGAAGAAGCTCCCGCGCACCCGTACCGACATACAGAACGACACCGCTCGCATGACGATCTCGGATGAGGCGAAAGAGGCCGTGTCCCACATGCAGGATGAGGTCGATATTGTCGAGTGCTACATCCCCGAGATAGAGGCGCTGGTTACAATGTGCGACCCGACGCAAGGTACGCAGCCAAACTATTTGAAACTCGGGGAGTTCAACGGACCGAAAGAAGGCCCGTATGTGCCCCTCTCGTTTACTCCGCCGGTTGAGGGAAACCCGTTCCCGGTGGCCCCGGTGAGTATCTGGTATGACTTGGCCCGAGAGACGAATGCGGTATTTTGCAAGATACTGGAGCAGATTCGCCAGCAGAAAGATGTCGGGCTTTATAATCCCGCTCAGGTCGACACGGTCGACCAGATCGAGGAAGCCAGGACAGGCGACTGGGTCCCGACGATGGACCCCAAGGGCGTGAATATCGTATCGGTAGGGGGGCAGAACCAGCGAAACGAAGCCGCGTTAGGACAGCTTCAGACTTGGTACAACTACCTATCAGGTAATCCCGACCAGATTTCCGGCAAGGTAGCTCCTGGCGGGCAGGGCGGCGGAACGACGGCAACCGCGACTCAGGTAGCGCAGAGCAACGCGAGTATCCAGGTCGAGGATATGCGGGATATTCTGTACGATCAGACCGCCGAAGTACAAAGGCGCAAGGCGTGGTATTTCTGGACGGACCCGCTGATTAATATGCCGCTTACCAAGCGGGTATCTGGCGGTGAGTATGTTCAGCTATACCTGACCCCAGAGCAGCGGCAGGGTGATTTCCTGAGCTACACGTTCCGCATTAAGCAGCGGTCTATGTCCCGCCTTGATCCGATGACGCGGTCGAAGCGAATCGAGACCTTCTGTACGAATATCATGCCTGGCGCGTTCGAGACAGCTATTAGGGCGATTCAGATCGGCCAACAGTTTAACGTTGTGTCATATTTGACGAAAATAGCGTCAGAATGGGACATACTCGACGAAGTTGACGAATTATTCGTAGACCCGAACCACCAGCAGAAAATGGCTGTGTACATGGCGATGGGGGCG